TCATGAAGTCAGTCCTAAGACGTCCATCATACTGAGAGAAGTCAGCATCACACATTACTTTTCCTTTCTTAAGAAGTAGACGTTGGAGGGTTCCCCATTCTGGTGACATTGGATTAATGCCAACAGCATGGGGAAGTTTAAACCTATTTGCTTGCCATGAAATTTTGAAATTTTCGAAATACTTACGAAATAAGTATACGGTTTCAAAAGGTGCAGCAACAAACAAACGAGTTTTTCCTTGGCCTACTTTTTCGATTGGTCTAGTTTCATCCTTCAAGCAATTTTTCCACAGAGAAAGAGTTCTTTTACCTTCACAGGCCAAGAGTTCCTTTTGTTGAATAACGTCTTTAAGGAGTGATGTATGTCGAGTGTCATTGAATGTATATCGTTTTCCATGAGCAGAATCAAAAATTTTAACATATGATCCTTTCTTCTTACCTTGGGACTTACCCATTCTGGTCCACGGCTCACCGGCTGATGTTCGCATATCAAGAGATTGTGATTCGGAATTTTCTATAATTCCACTTAGTGTGTCTTCCTCAGAGAGAGGAGTCATCACGTCATTTCTCATGATATACTTACAAGAGTCAGTCAACTGTTCAACCATAATAGCAAGTCGTTCTGCAATCTTAGGTGTTGTGTCCATTTGTCCTGAATATTTATTGATTTGAGTCAACAAAATATCCGGATTCCCTTGAGCGTTAACTTTAAGGGTAGATGGATCCAACACCTGAGATACATTCAAGGCAGAAGGAATTTGTGTTACTGGGAAGGTGTTGTAAAAGGGATGTTTGGTTAGACCCGTTTTAGTAGCGGGTAGCGAACCGTAGATGCATTGTCCTACATAATCAATGTCTGGTACACTGGGATATGCAGGAGAGTCCAACTTAGTTGGACACATAGACATCAGATCTATGGTAGGATATTTAGATGTAGTTTCAAGTTCCAATGGTTCGTCAATTGTCAATTCGATCTCTTCTTCAACGATATCTATTTCTTCAATAGCATCGTTTAAATGAAAAGATTCCTCAGTAGGCAGACCTAACTTCCGAAGGTTTTCCCAACAGACCAAAGTTGAGAAGCTCGCATAAGTAGCTCCTATAACATGCATTCCTATCCACTTTCGTGTAAGG